CCTTCCTATGCATGTGACCTAGGGAGGACCCACGGCTTGCCGAGTTTTCCAAAACTTCATCCCCTATTCGCTGATCGACACGACCTCTGCCTCCAGCCTTCGCCTGGTCCTGTGGTCGATCCGCTCCTTGAACTGCGCGAGCTTCAGGTTGCTCGCGCAGAGCGTAGCCCGGCAGTCGGAGTAGCGGAGGTCCAGCAGATACCACAGCGTCCGGTACTGGTAGCCCTCGCCCTCGGTGAGCGTGTGGAGATCGTCCAGGGCCAGCACCTGATAGCGGCCGAGCCTGTGCAGGTACTCGATCTCCGTCTCCCCGTGCCGCGCATCCATCGAGCTCCTGAGCCCCAGGAAGAACGCCTCGGCGGTCAGGTAGCAGACCGACAGCCCCCGCTCAGCGCACCTCCGCAGGATGGCCGCTAGGATGTGGGTCTTGCCTCTACCCGGGTCGCCGATCAGCAGAGCCCCGGCGCCGGCCCTGGGCCCGTCACCTTCCGCGTACTCCTCGCACTCGCGGATCGCCCGACCCTGGCCCTGATCGATAGGCTTCATCGTCCGGAAGTCCGCGGCGTGGAAGCGCCGGCCGATGCCGCAAGACTCGAACCGCTCGCGGGCTTGCTCCATCTCCAGCGCCTGCGTGTCCTGCTTCTCTGGCTCCGGCCTGACCGGTCCCCGGGCGGCCACGAGAGCCCACGGAGTCTGCATGCGTTCCGGAACTACGAATTCGTCACGCATCATCTGCCTCCTTCTTCTCGTTTTGATAGAACAGTCATAGCTAGCCATCTCCGCGTACTGTGGCACAAAGCTTATTCTGGAGCTTTATCCAGCGCTTGATCCGCCGGGATATTTTATTTCTGACCCCAGCCCACTGGTCTTTCTGCCAGGGCTTCACCGTATGGCAGCGGATTAGATCGCGCTCGTTTTCGATCCCCGCACTAAGCGCCGAGATCATGTCTTTCAACTCTTTTTGAGTCAGTACTATCTCTCGCCCTCCCCGCGCCCGGCGGCTTTCTCCGCGCATGAATCGCAGATTGCCAAGCCTTCCGGTATCGCTACAACGATTGCGGAGCATTCATGGCACACGGTTACATCCATCCCCGCATTCTCGATAGCCATAGCAAGATCGTGGTTGTGCTGTCCTAGCGCATGGACGCAATCCAGGCACCATCCGTTTGCTTGATGTTGGCAGTTCATCATCCATGGGATTGTCATACCGGCACTCCTTCATCTTCGCCCATATCGTCGGGGTCCGAAAAACCGACTTTGGCTTTTTTCGTCTTACACTTCTTGACCTTCGTCACCTTTCCACACTTCGGACAAAGCAATGGCTGGTATCGCTTCTCCCATTCGTCCGCTGGCATATCCATCCGCTTCATCAAGTCTTGGATCGTGTATCCGAGATTGTCAGCGCGGCCTTCGTTGGTTCGTTCTTCTTCATCCGAGCAGCCAGAATCGGGGCGGCTATTGCGAACATAATCGTGCGCCATTCGGAAGATCAAAAGCAGTTCCCACAGAACATCGGCGGGAACTTCGATCGGCGTCCTGCCACCTTTCTGCCCGTCCTCCGCGTGAGCCAAGCCAATTAATGCGCCGTATTCGTTTTCTGGTATAGTCATTCGCTCCCTCCGTGCTGTTCGTCAAAGTCCCAGTCACTAAGCCCCTCCCCGCGCCCTGCGGCGTCGATGGTATCCATCCATGCGTGGAACTCAGGTGAGCAGCCAATCGGCCACGGTGGCCTAGATGCGCACAGTGCCCGCAGGCGCTCGACCTCGGCCTCGGCTTTCTCGGCTCGATCCTTCCAGCTGCCTAGCGCGAGGTCATCGAGTCGCTTGCGCAGCGACAACGGCAGTCGCACGCGGGTAATCGTCCCATTGTCTTCCGGAAAATCAGGACAAGCGGAAATCTCGCGGACCGTGCTTCGCAGCATGTCCGCCTCGCAGAACGGGCACGGCTCCTCTTCTTTGCCTGGAAGTAGCAGCCACGCCCTCCCGCATTCCGGGCATATCAGGTGGTATGTCATGAGCGTCCTTTCAGTCCAACTTCTCCCCGGTGTGGTCCACCGGGTCCACGTAGTCTGCGTCGTAGTGCGGCATCGCGCCCTCTCCACGGCCGCGGCCGCGCCCCTTTTGGCCAGCCCTTGCCGTCGGCGCCGGCTCCGGGTCCGGGCCTCCCTGGGCCTGCCACCGACGCAGGATCGCCTCGGCGTAGGATGCAGGCGGCCCGCGTCCGGTCCTGGCCGAGGTCAAGGCCAGGGCCTTACTCTGCCAGTCATCCGGCCACCCGCGGCGGCGCCACTCCAGCAGGATGGCGTCAGGCGCCAGGCCGAGCACCGCCCGGCCCTGCTCCAGGAGGTCGGCAGATAGCGGGTGCTTGCCCGTGGCTGCGTTCGTATTGGCCGGAGGTAGCTCGGGCCGGTCTCCCTCTTCGGATTCAACCTGGGGCATTTCTGATCCCTCGCACGCGCGCGCGAAACGCACGTTTCTAGATCCCTGATCCCTGATCCCTGATCCCTGATCCAGAGGCGAATCCTCGCCGAGGCTTCGCGGAGTATTCGCCGAGGCTTCGCCGAATATAGCTAACTCCTTGATTCTGCTTGTACTTGGCTTGTCGATTTTCTGGTGATCCAGGAAGCGGACGATTTTCCCGATTTCTCTGCCCTCAGAATCGACTCCGAGCCGCAAATACCCATCGATCGAAAGCTCCACGAGGGCTCCCCGAATCCTCTCCGAATCCTCCAGGAATGGAAAGACGGCACCGCGGATAAGGATAGGGTTTGCCCAAAAGTAGCCTTCGTCATCTGCCAGGTTGAGCAGTGCGATCGCGAGCAGACGAGCGAACTCCGACCGCCTTGCCATCTTCTCGTTTGTCCAGAATTCAGGCTTGATCGATCGGATTCGCATGAACTTCCCCAATCACGAAAACGCCGCACCCACCGGCGATGGGACGACCCGCGAAGGAAGGTCCACCGCCGGCGGGGCAGCTAGATGTTGAGATTGTCGGATCGGTCGCGGGTCATCATGCCATCCATCCTACGCATCCGGGGGAAGTTGTCAAGCCGGTTCTGCGCCAAGCAGCAGCGCCTCGAACTCCACATCGTCAAGGAATCGCCCGCCACGGCGCACCAGCGGCGCCACTCCATCGCACATCGCCAGCTCCGTCAGGGCAGCCATGTCAACGATGGCACCGATGCGCAGGTCATCCAGGCTCAGCTCGACGTATTGCAGTCCCGCGGCGTTCAGCGCCGCCTTTGCGCGCTCGCACCGTGCGCAACCCTTCAGCGTCCAGACCTCGATCATGGCTACTCCAAAGGCAGAGCGTCCTGGCGTTCGTCCAGGCGCATCCGTCGCTTCTCCTTGGCCTGGCGATTCGATGCCTTCGCCGCTTTCTTGTGCTCGCGGCAGATCTCGGATACCTCCCGCGTCATCCCATTTGCCCGCTGGGCGATCTCCAGCAGCGCCCGCGTCACCTGGTAGCGCATGTCGGGCCAGTGGATGGCAACCTCCACGAGATCGCCCATGCCATCCTCGGCGATCACGCAGGCGCGCCGCAGCCGATGCGCCTTGTACCGTTTCCAGTCCATCGTCTCTCCCTTCTCTGTCTGTGCGGCCCGACTATCGGACCGCTTCATTCCCAGTCGCGCTTGATGCTGACCTCGACGTGCGATTCGCCCGTCGTCCAGCGCTTGACGATCGTCATGGCCGAAACCTGGCAGTCATCGGCGAACGCTATGCCCTGCATGCCATCAAGCACCGCCTTGACGATGTTGTCGGCGTCCGGCCGGCTCGTGTGCGGCGCGCCGTCTGTCTCTTTGCGGCTCTTCGGAATCGAAAAGACTGCCGTGATCCACACGCGGATCGGCTGCGGCCGCTGAATCAGCGAGGCCCCCAGAACATTCATGGCCGCGCGGCAGAAGAAGCCCACGCGGTTCTCAAACTCGGCCGTCTTCTTTGGGGTGAAGGCTCGCACCTGGCCGTCCTGGCAACGCACCACGCGCGCTCGAGCCTTGCCGACAGGCTCGCACGGAACCACAAACGCGAACTCACCCATTTGCTCTCCTTGATCCTTGCCTTGCCGTGCCTTGCCAGGCCTTGCCGCGCCGAGCCGTGCCGCGTTCCTCGCCTCGCCTTGCCTGGCCTTGCCACGCCTTGCCTTGCCTAGACGTGCCGCGTTCCTTGCCTCGCCTTGCCCGGCCACGCCTAGCCTTGCCGCGCCCAGCCATGCCTTGCCTTGATCCCTGCTCACTTCTTGATCTCCTGCAGCTCGGGCTTCTCCTGCCGCGACAGCAGGCGTCCATGCGATATCACCGCCGCGCTCACATGCAGTATGTGGTCCGCGCGCTTGCCTTCCTCGGTCGTCAGCCGCGCCCGTGGCACGTCTCCGCTTCGCCGATGCGCCCGAACAGCCTGCAGGCTCGATGAATGCAGGTGTCCGCTCGCCAGGGTGACGCGCTCTTGCGGCGACAGCACCAGGAACCCAACGCCCGCCTTCGCGCCGAGCACGATGCTGTTTTCCTTCTCTAGCATCTTCCGCCAGCGGTTCGTCACCGTGCGGAATCTATGCGTCTTCGGACCCTCCATGATGAGCTTGCCGACCTCCTCATACGGAATCACGCGTCCCTCGGTGAGCGCCTCCACCGGGTACGCGTTGCGCAGCGTCGCGATGTCAGTATCAGTCGGAACGCCGCCGAAGAACAGAACACCGTCTTTCGCTTTCGTCGCCATTGCACTCTCCTGTGTTGGTAGATAAACCATGCCTTGCCGTGCCTTGCCACGCCTTGCCTTGCCTAGACGTGCCGCGTTCCTCGTGCATCCATACCGCACCCCCGCGGAGCCTGGCAGCACAGCCAAGGCTTCGCCGCTTGCGCCTACTTGCCATCCTTCTTCATCTCGATCCGGAACCGCCCGAACGGACCAGGACTCTTCGGAGAGCTCGGCCTCCAGTCGCAAAGCCCGCACATCGACCCAGCGCTCTCCAGAATCATCCGCAGCGCGTCGCCAGGAATCACCTGGTCGTCAAAGACCGTGATCGTCCCCGAGCACTCCCACGCGTCGAACCGCGGCCGGACCCTGACGTGCTTCGACGTCCCGATCCGCGCCCGCTTGCTGAACAGGCAGACTCCAAGCTCCGCCGCCATGCGCTCGTGCTCGGCGAAATCCTCGATGCCGATGAATCGCTCGAACAGCTCCTTACCGTTCAGCGTCTTGCCGCCGACCACGAGCGGCCAAGAGCTTTCATTGACCACCATCCCGCTCTGCGTGTGCCGCTTGTACGTCTGCCCCTTCCTTCCTGCGCCGACCTTCGCGCCGCCCTCGCGCAGGGCCGTCTGCAGGTTGTCCGCAGGAATGCAGACTCGCCCGCAATCAACATACAGGTTCCCGAGCCAACGCCACGCCGGCGTGCGGTCATCGCCCGCCACGCTCTTGCTCTTGTTCGCCGGGTCCTTCTGCCAGCGCTCCATCCGCGCCGCCCACAGCAGGTTGTCCCAATGCATCAGCAATGGGGTCTCACCGATCAACCGCACAGCATAGGTATTCGCCATGTTCCAGCCCTCCTAGTATGCCGCGCATCCGTTTGCCGTTGGCCTTTGCCGTGGCCCACAATGGCCTGGCTGCCTGGCATGGATGCGGCGCATCGTCAATCTCCTCCTGCGCACTTCCGCGCCTCGCGCACGCGCTCCTCGTATTCCATCCGCTTGCGCTCCTCGGTGCGCAGTTCGTCCAGGCTGCGCTGCGCCCTGACCTTGCTGACGCAGAGCGCGCACCGCGCCCGGCGCTGGCGGATGCCGTGCAGCCGGCGCAGGCGCTTGCCCTCAATCGGGTATCCGCACGTCGCGCACAGGGTCATGATGTGGCCTTTCTCTTGAACTCACCACAATGGCAGTTGCTGTAGACCTCCGGAAACGGCTTGCCGTGCTCAGGAGGATACCTGTGGCAGTGGCCATTGAGCGATGAGAACCGACCAGCAAGCTCGATTGTGGACAGCGAGTCGGTGATCTTGTCGCCATTCGATGGCGAGAAGCTCACCTGCCAACGAGCTGGCGAAAAGTGCTTGCACTTGAGGCACGTGTTCTTGTTCATCTCTCCACCTCCCCGCGCCCTGCGGCAACCTCAAAAAGTTCCGCCCTCCGTGTCGTCTCCCGCCTGCAAATCTCCGCCCATCCGAGCGTCCACCTTCGCCAACGAAATCGCCAGTCAGTTTTCTTCCGCCAGCGCATGGTTCAGCCTTCAGAAATCTTCTTGGCGAACCGCGCGCTTGCCCGGCCCAGGCTCACGAGCTGCTCCTCGTCCAGGTCCTGCCAGATCATCGACGGCAGTGTCGGCAGATCGAGCTCCATGAGCAACTGGTCGATCAGCTTCGCGTGGTTGTCGTATGCGGCGTACAGCCGCGCATACGCTGGCGGTGGAGAGCGTCGTGTCCCTTCCTGCTCCGGTTCGGCGTGCGCCTGGACGTCGCCGGCGTCCTGCTGCGGATCTGCCTTGGCCTCCAGCATTTTCGCCTCTTCGAGCTGCGCGCGCAGCATGGCCTTGCGGTCGGCCTCGGATTCCTTCGGCTGCTCCTGCTCGGCCGGCGCATCCTTCTTCTTCCTCGGCAATCCAGACGAGCCCACTACGCGCGCCTCTGCCTCCACCTCGGCGACATCCGCATCAGGCATCGAGAGCCTGCTCCCTGTCGCCCGCTGCCAGATCCTCACCCGCAGCTTTCGCTCTGCCTTCCCGATCGCCTGGTCGATGCCTCCGCCCTTTCCGTCCCATACCCGGACGACAATTGTGCATGGATCCTGCTCATCGCAGCCGATCGACTGCTCTACGCCGTTCAGCTTCCACTTGGCTCTGCAGTTTACAGCCGCCTGGTCTCCGGTGATCTTCGGCACTCCGAACGTCAGCTCCAAATCGGTCAGGCCTGGAATCTCAAAGACCTTGCGCGTGAAGTGCTCCTTGGTCAGGTAGCACCCTCCAGCGATGATATTGATCTCGTTCCCTGTCGGACGCGCTCCGAGCAGCACAGCCTCCACCATCACGTCCTTGACGACGGCAACAGAGTAACCAGGACCTGGTGTGCCGTCCTTGTTCTTGTCGCGGTCAGTCTTGAACCCGACTCTTCGGCCCTGCAGCGCCATGATCTTGGTCATGATCTCAGGCGACAGCGCGCTCTCGATTGCTTGGATGGCGTCAGCGAGCTTGATCGCCTTCGTGGCATCAGCCATCTCGCGCAGCGCGAGCCCTCCATACTCCTGGCATGCTTCGTCGAATCTTGCGATCGCCTCCTGGCTGACCGGCTTCACCTTCTGGATCTCGTTGGCCATGCGTGGTCTCCTCCTATTTTCCTTGCCTATACTGACAACAAAGACAGCTCACTCACAACTTGATTTATCAAGTCCATTGCTCTATGGATCATGACTTCCTCTTCTGCTGACGTTGGTTGGCCAGACAGCGCGTCTACCGCGGCTCCTCGGATGGCATCTGCAAGCGCTCTGATCTTCTTGCGCGCAGGAGCAAGCGCCTTTTCTCTCATGTCCTGCTCATCAGCGATCCGCCTTTCATCTGCCTTCCTTTCATCCTCTTCCTTCGCCCGCTGCTCCTTCGCGTCGGCCTCGCGTCTGGCGCGCTCCTGCTCCTCAAGCCGAGCGCGCTCCACGGCCACGGCCTTCTCCTTCTCGGCCTGGACGGCCGCCTCAGCCAGCCGCCTGGCCTCCTCGGCCTCGCGGACGGCGCGTTCGGCGTCGGACTTGACCTTCTCGGCAGCCAGGCGCTCCGCCTCTGCGGCCTTGCGGTCCTCTGCCAGCTTCTTCAGTTCGGCCTGGCGCTGCTCTTCCAGGTAGGCGCGCGCCTCGTCCTTGGCCTTGCGCTCCTCCTCGGCTTCCTCGAAGGCCTTTCGCGCCGCATCCAGCGCGGCATCAAACTCGGAATCGGACATGGCCTTCAGCGCTATCAGATCGACCTTGCCATTCACCGCCTGCATCCGGTCCACCCGGTCCTGCAGCCGCTTCGCTGCGGCGCGGTCCCGCTCTTCCTTCTGTCGCTCCTGCTCCTGAGTGTAGACCGCCTCCTGCGCCTCCAGGTGCGCCTCGATCGGCTCCAGGAGCACGGTCAGCCGCTTGGCCTCGCCGTCCACCGCGCGGCCGTACTCCAGGGCCTTGGCCTTGAGCGCCTTCCGCTCCGTCTCGATGGCGCAGCGCTTGGTCTTGACGTCCATCCGGGCCTGGTGGATGACGGCGAACGCGTTCTTGTCGCGCGCGTCGCCCTGCACGAGCCCCATGTACGTCGATCGCATCTCCGCGATTGCGGCGTCCGCGATCGAGTACCTGACCAGCATCACGTCGGATTCGGCTGACATTTCGGACTCCTCCATCTTTCCAGTGGTCTCAGTCGAGTTCGAGCACCTGAACGCTGTCCGGGTACGCCGGCCAGAGCCCGGTACGCATGCACTCGGCGTAGACGCTGAGCGCCCGGGTGACGGCCGCCCGGCCATGGTCCATCACTGTCCGTCCGAGAGAGTAGACCGCCACGGCCCAGGGGGATTCCTTTTCCTGCGCTATCACGTAGCACAGTGGAACCATTCCGGTCAGCGTCTGCAGCCCGTCTTCGTAGTGCGCCATCTGGGCGTCGTAGAGCGTCCGCCGCGTGGCCCAGTAGAATTCCCGGAAGCTGGCATCCAGCGCCGTCTTGTAGTCGCCGAAGTACATGTCTTCGTCATCCGCCACATCGAGCCGCGCGAAGTCCACCCGCGCCTTGCAGGTGAGCCCGGTCTCTTCGTTGACCCAGACCAGCGAGACCTCGCGATTCGTCCCGTCCAGGATCGTCTGAGCAGTCGTGTGAGCTGCAAGCGCCGCCTGCATGCCGTCCAGCCGCTCCGCGTCATCTGACGCCAGTACCGGCGAGGACTGCGCCGCGGCCCACTCGGCGAAGGCCTTGGTCTCGGCGCCGTAGGACTTCCCGGTCTTCGGGTTTACCGGCCCGCCCACGACGAAATTCCGCTGCCCTTCCAGAATGACCTCGTGCGCCACGCGCCCGAAGGCCATCGCCGGCGTATCGGTCTTCGCCGCGATCTCGGCCAGCATATGCGCAGGGCTCCGGAGTATGTGCCGCAGCCGCGACCAGTTGATCGCGTCGATCGCGTCGTATTCCGCCCGCGGCATGCCGTAGTAGATTCCTGGTTCGCGGTCAGGCATGTGTGTCTCCATATTTCGCGTTGATGGCACTCTGGATCTCATCCCATGCGATGACGCCCCGCACGAGGTTCGCTGATTCAGCTAAGCTCTTTCTTCTTGCGGCGGCGTAGGCGTCGGCGGCGGAGGCGGCGGCGTAGGCGGCGTAGGCGGCGGCGTAGGCGGAGTCGGCGTAGGCGTAGGCGTCGACGGCGGCGTAGGCGGCGGCGTCGGCGGCGTCGGCGGCGTCGTCGGCGGCGGCGTCGGCGGCGGCGTAGGCGGCGGCGTCGGCGGCGTCGGCGGCGGCGTCGGCGGCGGCGTAGGCGGAGGCGGCGGCGGCGTAGGCGTAGGCGTCGGCGGCGGAGGCGGCGGCGGCGTAGGCGGAGGCGTCGGCGGCGGCGTCGGCGGCGGAGGCGGCGGCGGCGTAGGCGGCGGAGGCGGCGGCGTAGGCGGCGGCGTCGGCGGCGGCGTAGGCGGAGGCGTCGGCGTAGGCGTCGGCGGCGGCGTCGGCGGCGGCGTAGGCGGCGGCGTCGGCGGCGGCGTCGGCGGCGTAGGCGGCGATCCTCACCCGCTCAATCGTCTCCTCTCCTCGGCACCATGCCTCGGCGCCCTCAATGGCGAGGCGCGGGCGATCTTCGCCAGGTCGGACATGCCGCAGAGCCGGCCGGACGCACGCGCACGCAGCCAGGACGATCCGCTTCCGTTCGATGCCTGATCTCGCCGCAACCCAGAGCAGCCAGTCACCGCGTTCGCACTCCCCCCAAGCCGTCTCGGATGTGCGATCTCGTGCCCAGGCGATTGCCTCCGAGCACGCTCCCATGGCCATCAGGATCTTCATCAGGTCAGCCATTGTCGTTCTCCTCTTTCGGACAGGTCCTGGTGGCACATCATGCACCTACGTACTCACCCATGAACCCAGCGGCCACCGCCACGGACAGGACCGCCAGCGCAACCGCCAGCGCAACCAGGCACGCGCGCCGCCATCCTCGGCGGCTGCGCTCCAGTTCCACCTGCGCAAGCTCGCGCTTGTGGCCGTACTGGAGCGCATACTCAAACGCCTTGCGGTATGGTCTGGCCCTGTCCATCATGGCTCCAAAATAAAAGGCCCGGGGACGCTGGTGTCAGCGCCGCGCGGAGGTATCCGCGCATGGACCCGGGCCAAAAGAATGCGGCCGCTCTCGGTACTGAGATCCGGGGACACCGCCACGATGAGCCAGGAGCTGGGGTAGGCCGAGAGCGGCCGCGAAAAGTTGTGCACTAGTTCTCCTGGCGATCGTGGCATAGGTCTGATAACGAAATCGCCAAAGCCTGTCAAGATGATTTCAGAGAATTTCTGAGCGCGGCAGAAGCTCGCAGGTCTCCAGGCCCGTGCCGAAATCTCCGAGCCAGGTGCCGCTCACGCGCAGGATCGCGTCGCCCTTGTCCAGCCCGAGTACTTCAGGCATCCGCAGATCGAGCTCGATCGCGTTCTTGCCAGGTGGCAGAGTCTTGTCATCACACACGAATCCAGCGATCTCTCCGCTTTTCGTACGACGCTCGATCCACACCCGCACTCTTACTGGCTCCTTGATCTTGTTGTCCACAAGAACAACCCACCGCTCCATCCTCGCGGTACTGCCAGGCTGCTCTGTTGCACAGACAAACCACACCTTGTCGAGATCGGGCTCCTTCACTGTCAGCACCTGCGGAGGCACACACCCAGCCAGCGCAAACACCATCAATACTGCTGCCAAGCTCCTCATCATTTCCCTCCTGTCCATGCCCACCACATCAGGCACACTACCGCGGCGCCTACAATGACAGTCAACGTGACTCGCATCGCCTTCCACGCCGTCAATATCAGAAGTGCCCTACTCCCTGAGTCCGAAGTGACCTCCTCTTCGCCACACTTCGTGCAGCGCTTCAAGTGCTGTCCATCATGGATCCAGAAATGAGCGCACTCTGTCATCGGCTCGCCCTCCCGCGCGGCCGGCCCGGCTTGCGCACGCGCACCGCCTCCAGGCTCCGCAGCTCGATCCACCAGTCGCGTCCGTGTCTTACCGCGCGCAGTCTTCCACTGTCGATCAGTTGTCGGATGCGGATCGAGGAGACTCCGAGCGCCTTCGCTGCCTCTCGCGTTGTCATTGAGTAGCTCCTTGTCAGGTCCACCGCAGTGCCTTCTAGGTCTGGTCTACTCCCATCGGTTCAGCAGCCGGCTGCACTCAGCCCGATATGCACGCTCTGCCGTCCAGTAGTCGGCCCACGCCTCATCGGCCACGTCTGCAGCCTGGTCCCCGCGGCCTACGTGGGCATCAGCGATGGATCGGCCCAGACACGATACTGAACCGCCGGCATATACAGACGCCCTGTAGCAAGCGTCCAGGCGCCGACCGGCGGCGCAGGCTTTGCCGTACAGCTCCTGGATCTGCCGGCGCATCTCCCGAAGACGCGGCAGGCCCAGGACTCGGGCAGCCATCGCCGCCGCGCACACCCTCTCCGGAGTCCGGCGCCACCGCGCCGCCTCGCGTCGCTGGTGACCGCGCAGTCCCGCCTCAGCATCCTCGCGCGTGGGTCCGCGCCCCAGGATGCCCCCCGTGGTGCCGTCGCCGTAGACCTCCTGCGCGATCCAGTCTCCCCTCTGTGTGGTCCTGATTGTGATCGATGCCATGGTCATCTCCTTTCGTGGCGGTGTCCTATCGATCCTGCGGGCACCCGCAGGGCTCACTCTCCAGCATATGCGCGCTCGGCGCGGCGATAGTAGGCACCTATCGCGCGGTGGTCGTCTCGGTCTGGCATGCGCTGCCCTGCCGCCTGCCATGCCAGGGCTGCGGCATCGTCCAGACTGAGCCCATGGTCATGCATCATGCTATAGCATGCATCCCGCTGTGATAGCCCGCTGGCGAGCAGTGCGCGGTATGTCTGTAGATGTGTGGTCTCGGTCTTCATTTTGTTCCTCCTCATCTGCTATTACTATATCGTATGAGATAGTGATCGTCAAGAAGAATTCCGGTTTTTTTCGACAAAAAAAACGCCCCCCGGGCGATGGCCCGAGGGGCTGCGGGAGGGGCTGGTCTCCCGCGCTACTCCCAGTATCGCCCGAGTGCCACGCCGCTGCCCTGCGGCGGTTCGTAGCCTGCGAGCGGAACGCCGTCCGGCGCCAGCTCAACCGGGTCGGTCTCGTTGTCGGCGTGGTCGTATTCGAGGGGCTGTTCCAGCACGGCCTACCCGCCCGAGGCCTGAACGACTGCGGTGCCGCCAAGGCCGATCCAAAAGCTATACGACAACGATGACGAGCCAGAGCAGCCGATGGAGTTTGGGATGTCGTCGCCAATCCTGAAGCCTTCGGCGCTAGACGCATCGAACAATATCCAGTCGAATTCGGGCGCAAAGCCGAGCGTGGCGAGCACCCTCGACACCCTGATCTCGCTCTCGTCGTTGCAAAATAGCCACGCAACGACGGCTAACGCCATAGTAAATGGGTCGCCCGAAGGCACGGCGCACCCTAGCCCATCGAACAAGCTGACCATGACTGTGGGTGGGTAGGTCCGAGACCAATAGCCGTATGGGCTAGCGCGTAACGGATGCGCACCATTGGCCACGGTTGCGGGCGCAAGCGTACTCATGGGCGGAAGTGGTCCTGACGTGGAGCCTACGCACCCGCAGTCAGCGATACCGGAAAAGGTCACGGACACGTTTACGATTCCTGGCTCGCAATACGGTCCAGGGCGGTTCGCTGGCGCCAGGCATGCACTATGATGCCCGACCGCGATGTGCTGCCCGCTTGCGGTCCGCGCGAGCAGGAGTCCTTGCGCTGCACTGGGGAGGTTCATCGAAACCGGGATTGCGAGTTCGTCCCCGCTCGCGGTCCGGATTACGGCGAAGGGCTGATCCTCTACAGGTTCGTACCACTTCGGGTCCACGGAGCGCCCATCGCACGTCAGGGTCGCGCCGGAGGCCCCTCTCGCCAGCCGAAAGAAGTCACCCACGCCGAACGTCATTGAGGCGCCTCGTACAGCTTGCAGCGCCCCGCCCCGCAGTCCTTGCCACGAACTTTCGGCAGCGTTGAGTCCGGGTGGCCGCAGAGGATCCAGTTGCCGGCGCACGGCCGGAGGGCGTGGACCCTCTTCCCGGTGTCCGTGGCGTACAGGCACCGTCGCGGCGGCGCCTGGGGCTGGGCAGTCGGCCTTGCCAGGACGCGGGCTGCCGCCGGGATCCGCTCCTCGGGGCAGGGCGAGGGCAGTCCGGCGGGGCACTCGAACGCGCCGTGCCTTGCGCAAAGCTGCGCGAGGAACTCGGGGTCGTTCCGGCACGCCCGGCAATGCAGCCGGGATCGGCAATGAAGGGTCTCGGAGAAGGGGCGCATCAAGTCAGTTCCACGGTCGCCGTCCCGCTCTGCGCCGTGTTCGCGCTTCCGCCGTTCAAACAGGCACTCCCAGGGTAGTCGCCGTCCAGGGCATAGACACCCTGCCCGCAGTGCTCTCCGATCTCGATCGTGCCCTCTCCGCTCACCCCCGTCCCGAGCTTCATCCGCCAGACGTGGTGGAGCGGGTCCGTATCGTCGCATTCGATGGTGATGTACCCGAACGGGCCGGAGCCCTGCCAGGTGCAAGCGGTTGGGCTCGCCTTGGTCAGCGCGTAGGTTCCGTTGTAGGATGTGCAGTCGGTTCCTGGCGTCGGCGTGTCGTGGGTCGCATTGCGGAACCCGGACACGACGACCTGCGCCGTCGTGAAGTCCTTGCACTTCCGGACGCAGTTCCCGCAGGTGACCTCGAGGCACGCGATCTGGAAGGTATAGTCGTAGTCCGGGGCTTCCCCTCCGGGCGCCGCCGCCAGGCTGCCGTCCGGATACGCGGGCTTGCCTTGGATGGTGAACTCGGTCATGTTCGGCTTGTGGGTCGCGCGGTAGAGCACGGGGACCGAGTAGGGGAACTCGAGCAGCGCGAGCGTCTTCTCCGGCGGGTCCGCGCTTTCCGGATCGTAGATCGGCGCGTCGGGGTCTCGCCAGACGATGCGGAAGGTTCCGACGTGGTCGGTCGCGACCTCGATCAGCGGGTCGGGGAGCGGGTCCGGGTCCTCGTTCGAGCAGAGGTACTTCAGATTGAGGTCGATCAGCTCGGCCCAGTGGTGCTCCTGGTCGCGCACGACGAGGCTGACCGGAACGATGCCGCACTTCGCCGCCGATCCGCGCTCTCCGGCGGCGATGGTCTCCAGCGCGATCACGAAGTTGTCGTGATGCTTCGGCACGGACAGGCGCTCGACCTTCAGCACGTAGGTGCCGAGGAATCCCAGGCCGTGGAAGCTCCAATCGCCTGGCGCAGCGGGCGAGTCCTTCTCGGCCCGCAGGTAGTCCCCGGCGCTCAGCCACTGTCCTGCGAAGTCGCCCGCCTGGCTGACCTTGTAGTACCATCCAAGCAAAATACCCGCGCCGGATTCCAGGTCAGGGGTGTTCGTATCCGCGTCGTACGATCCCTTATCTACGCCGGAGGGCGTCTCGACGATTAGCTCCTTGACCCCGACTGCCGTGTATGGCCGGATTACATCCCCGGTCTCGTTCTTGACGGTCACGGTGCAGTGGTCTGACCCGACGCCCCCGCCCAAGAGGAAGCGCACGACCGCCCACTTCTCACCGGTACCGGTTTCCTTCCAGAGGATGGCCGCGCTCCCGCTCGTTCCGCTGTCCAGGTAGCCGACCTCGCCGCTCTTCGGGCCGGCGAAGGCATCGCCCTCCGCGGCGACGGACACCTTCGCGGAGCAGACGCCCTCGATCATGAAGCGCCCGATGGCGTCCTTGGCCACGGGCTCGAGGGCGACCGCGAACGTGGACGCGTGCTCCTGTGCGTCCGGCAGCGTCCCGGTCAGCGTGAACGCGCTCGTCTTGATCCCGTCCGGATCGTCGGAATAGTCGTACATCGGCTCGCCCAGTCCCAGGACGCCACCCATCGGAACGGCGGCACCGGAGTCGTTGCGCAGAAACAGGATGATTCCATTGCCGGCCGAGCCTCCCCAGGCACCAGCCCCGGTCGCTCCGCTCCTCGAGCCGCGCGCGATGTCCAGCATCGCGTTCCAGGCCGTTGCGCTCAGCTTCAGCGCATCTCCGGCTTTGACCTTCTTGTACGGATCGCCCATCTTGGACCCCTAGAGGAGCAGCGTGCTGAAGTCGCCGCTATCGTAGACTCTCTCGACGTACACCGCCTTCGGGATTTTCACCTTCGCCTTGGCCGTCGCGTCCTCTGTGTCTTTGTACAACACCCACAGGTATTCCCAGCCTTTCTTCGCGATACCCGTGATCGTCCCGACCTGGAGCCCTGTCGCGTTACGCTGCACACTGAAGTTGTACGTGATCTCCCAGTCCTCCTCGTTCCGCTGACTGCCAGACGCTCCGAGGAACAAGACCTCTCCGATGGCGAACCCACGGAAAGCGGCATTGTTTGTCTTCCCGGTCAGGTCAGCCACCCCAGTCCGATACGACTCGGTGCAGCTCGCGGCAGCGAGGTACTTTCTGACAGAGAAGTTATAGACCGGGATGACGATGTCGCACCCATCAACTGCATCGCCTGAGTATCCGATGGCGCCTTGAAAGTCTGGCTGCACTGGCGAGGCTGGATACTTGTTGATCGTGATTTTCGACTGCGTGACGTGCGCCGTGCCGCCTCCGGTATCGAACTGGAAAACCGAGTCGCCCGTCTCAGCCGGAGCGAACTGCGGCGGGGCATAGCTCATCGTCGCGGCCCAGCGGCAGGACGGCTCATCATCCGTGTCGATGTGGACGGGCTCGATCTTCAGATTGCTTCGGATCATGTACGGGATGTCGGTCGTGCCGCCACCATAGTCCTCCGGCGCCGTGGTCTTCACGGCGTCCGCGGCGTCGATTTCATTTGAGACGCCGGACACATCATAGACGAGGTCCAGGCCCGGGCTCGCCCCGAGCTTCAGGTTTCGACTCTCGTACTTCTCCGTCACTGTCGCGGGCATGCTCTCTCCTCAGGTTCCGAAGGCCAGGTCCAGGTCGTCAATCGCCTCGAGCGTGGCCTTGGTATTCTTGGCCGTGGCTTCCGTGGCCTTGGCCGTGCGCTCCTGCACGCCGCCGTAGCCCATCATGCCGAGAGCTGCGGAGGAGAAGGTGCCTGATACTTCGGCCTTGTTTGACAATTCCTCTTCGGCCGCGGCTTGCGCTGCCTCTTCTGCCTCGTGCCGCGCCTTGTCTTCCACTTGCCTCCGCACGTTCTCGTTTATCTGGTCTCGTTCCTGGCCAAGTTCTTCTGCTATTCTGGCCTCCTCTTCGCTCCCGCGACGGATCGCTTCCTCGTTCGCCCGTTGCGCCTGCTCTATGCGTGCGGATTGCTTGTCCACCGCCTCTTCCGCCTTGAGGTAGGATTCCTCTGCCGCCTTGACGGCCTCATTTGCGGCCTTGCTCGGCTTCGCCCGCGCCTCCTCTACGGCAGCCTGCAAGGCGATCTCCGCCTTCGCGGCCTCCTGCGACAGGCGGTTGCGCTCATCGATAGCATCCTCGAACGCTTCGTTCGGATCAGTCTCGATCGCCTCCTGCAGCGCCTTGTCTTTGGCGCCCTCCTGGCGCCTGTCCTCCAGGTCCCGTCGTCGCTCGCCCATGGCCTTGACTTCCGCCTCCAGGGCCTCGCGGATCTTCTTGATTTCCTTGTCGTGTTCCGCCAGCTTCGCCTGCTCGGTCTTGCGGAAGTCGGCCAAATTCGCGCTCATCCCGTCACGCAAGGCCGCATTCAGCGTCTCCGCGTCCTTCCGCATCGTCTCCTGGACGTTGCGATTGTAGGCGCTCGTCTCAGAGTATGCCTGCCGCTTCGCCTGCTCGGTGCGGTTTACCTCGCCCTGGATTGCGGAGCGGATCTCCTCATCAGATTTGCCAAGCCGCGCAAGCTCAGAGATATAGGCCTGGACTTCCTTCTTGGCGTCCGAGGCCGAGAACGGCTTGATGCTATTCAACCGCTCGATCGCTTTGTTCGCGTCCTTGATGGATTCCGTCAGCTTCTCGGTTTCCTTGGATGCGGACTCGATTGCCGACGTATCCGATAGGTAGTTGTAGGCCTTGTAAACCAGGTATCCGAGCGCCGCAATCGTAGCGCCCAGGAGAGCGTACGGCGCCACGGCCGCGGCAGCAGCCATCGTCATGTATTTGACGCTCGCGATAAATCCTTTCATGCCGCCCAGCGTCATCAGCGATAGCTGGAGATTCAGCGCCGCCGCCGCTTTCTGCGCAACGCCAAGCGCGGTACTCATCGGGCCAAGCGCCTGGGCTCCGGCGCTAATTCCGGATGTCCACGCGCCAATCCGCGCCAGCTGGAACGCCGCGGCAAAGGTCTTCATCGCGGCCAGAGTGACTCCGGCCGCCTTGCCCAGTCCACCAAGCACGTATCCGGCGCCGATGATCGCGGCGCCAGTAGTGCCGAGCGCGGCTCCGATAGCGGTAATGCCGGCCGCCACCTTGGCGAACGTCTGCACAAGCGCCTCGTTTTCGCCGATCCACTTCTTGGTGTCCGCGAGCACGCGCGCGATTTGATCGGCGATGTTGATGATCGTCGGAGCCAAGGCCTGCCCGATAGCGACTGAGGCCATGTTCGCGGTTGCAGCCACGCGATCGAACGCATCTCCGAGCGCATCGCCTCCAGCGGCCTGCGTCGCTGTCATCGTCAGCCCGAGCGATTTCGCCTCGTTCTCCAGCGCAGCCAGATCGGCCATCATTGGGATAAGCATCTGCCCGGATCGGCCGAAGAGTTCCATCGCCGCGCGTGTGCGTTGCGCCGGATCCTGAATTGCCGACACCTGTTGCGCCACGCGGCGGAACTGGTCCTCCGGAGCCAGTCCCTGCAAATCCCGGAACGATAGGCCAAGCAATCCCAGAGTTTTCGCCGCTTCCTTGTTCCCATCCGCCGCTTCCGCCGTCTCCTTCTGTATCTTGATTAGGCCCTTTTCGACCGTGTCGATGTCGGTTCCGCTTTGTTTGGCGGCATAGCCGAACGAGGTCACCGCCTCCGCACCTATCCCGAGGCGCCGGCTCAAATCAGTCACGGCACTGCCAGTCTGTGCGAACGCGCGCGCGCCAGCAACGAATGGAGCCGATAGCACCACGCCTACGGCGGAGACGGCAACGCCCACCTGCCCGACGCCGGCTCCGAACTCCCGGAGCCGCTTGCTCGCATCCTGCAGGCCCTTCGTTACCTTGTCCGTCAGCGTCAGCTCGATGAACGCGGCGCCGGCCCGGACTCCATTCGGATTCGCCATCATCGCACCTCGCTATCTCTCAGGGCCGGAACCGCGGCGTCTGCCTTGGCATCCATCGGCAGGCAGTACCACCCTTCCGGCAGATCCATCTTTCCGGCCGCAGGCTTGCCGTCCGCGCCCAGGGCCCATATCTTCGCCTTGCGGATCGGCTCCCGCAGTCGCACGGGCTCGCCGGTCTTTACGTAGACCACCCGCGTAAAGCACCCGGACGCCAGGCATGCCACGAGCGCGAGCACCACAGCAGTCCCCCAGGTCCGGGCGATCTTGGCCCGCAGCGCCTCCCGCAACTCCGGCTGCTCCGCGCCATCCTCCGGCTTGTCCGGCGCCGCCTCGATAATGGCAGGCACGAGCGCCCGCAGCAGGTAGGCTATGATGGACGCGATGATCTCAGCCATTGTCCAGCTCCGGGCCGTCCAGGGCGCCCTGGGCTTCGAGTGACGAATGAACCAGGTGGATGCCCTCACGCAGGCTTGCCGTTTCTGCCTCTGTCGCTCGACGCTTCTCGGTCGCCTCCATGATGAGCAGAGCATACTTGAGCGCAGCATCGAACCGCCGCGCACCGGCATTGTCAACGTTGTCCGGAATCGCCTTCTCTGCCGATCGGATGGCAGATACGATTGTGCCTTCGTACTTCTTCCACGCTGGCTTGGCGGCGTACAGCTTGTTCAGCCAGAACAGAACCGCGCTCGCGATCACGCTGATTCCAAGGGCCGAATTTGCGAACGCCCACACGTGGTCAAGAATGGTCTGCAGCATGGTTGTCTCTCCTGTTCTTACGCTTGCCAACGAACGCGGCGCGCATTGCGCCGAACGCGGTTTTCGTGTCCACGATCCTTGAGGACGCCTCGCCTCTTCTCGCGTATGGATCGAAGTCAGCCGGCTTGAACGCGCGCCGCTTCGGGTCTCGGTGCACGTTCGCCAGTAAGGCAAGCTGCGCCGATGTCCTGGCCCACTCTCTCCGACTGCGGCCGTCCTCCATCCACGAGAGATCCGCCAGCGTGTGCGCGTCAGGGCTCACGCCTACGGCTCCGGCGAGCTCGTAGACGAGACGCCAGAGCCGTGCAGTTGTGACCGCGCCTCGTCCAGGATCTGCTCGAGCTTGTGGCCGGCCAGCTCCATCCCCTCCGCCTCGATCCCCCGCATTCCCTCCACCGCGCGGCGGAGCAGGTCGCGGCGGCCCCTCGGGAAAAAAGCGACAAGCTCATCCAGGAATGCCTGCGCGGCGTCCGCGATCGCATCACCGGCCATGGCCCGGCCGAACTCCTCGTCCGTGACCCCGGCCTTGTCTGCCTCCGGCTTGATCGCCGCATAGATCGCGTCGCATAGCAGAACCGGATCATTCGACAGGCGCTCGGCCAGTCCGCTCCCGGTTGCGATCTCCAGGAGGTCCACGCCGCAGAGCGTCCGCACGCGCTTGATTGCGCCCACGTTCAACTCCAGGGTCCATCGTCGGCCCGCGTTGTCTCCAAACATCTTTCCCATCGTCCAGCCCTCCAGCCCTATGCGCCCTGCAACGAGTTGCGCCAGAGCGCGGGCAGGCGCGCGGCCCCGATCTCCAGCGTCTTGCCCATGTATGGTCTCGGCGGATACTTTCGCGGCCCGGTAATTCCGGTCGCAAGACCTGGCGTCTGCGTCTCGTACAGGTCCAGGCCTTCCGGCAGTTGCGCCGCCAAGCGCATGGCGCGCGCCACCTGGGCCTCTGTCGTCAGCCTGCCGGATTCTGCCTTGCTGCCTACTATCCGCAGCGGGCCGACCTGGCGCTGCATGATATACCAGCGCCATGATTTTCGGCTTTTGCGCAGCTTCTTCGGTGGCTCCGTGCCTCCGAACTCGTGCGTGTGTCCGATCAGGCCGATTCCATTGCGCGTCGGACCCACCACCACCCCATGCCCGTCACGCTCCACGCCGAAGACGATGGCGCGCCGTAGCTGGCCCTTGCGCGTATGCGGCGGATGCCCGGGCGCCGATGGCTCCGGGCTGGTCTTGATCATGCGCCTGGCGATTCCAGTCAGATAGGCACCGGCCGCGGCCAACTGTGTCTTGTTGGCCGCGGCCAGAAGCCGCTCGACTTTCTTGGTTTCGTCGCGGATCACGACCTGGATTGCGTCCACGGCCCAGCCTCCGGGAGCGATATCAGCCTCAGCTCACGACCAGCCAGGACGGCGCCCGGGTGGAGTAGGTCGGCTTGACGGTGACGCTCGCCATGACCGCCTCTTCAAGATTCTCGGTGCGCTGGAACTCGATCACGGAGAAGTCAGCGTCCAGGCCCTCGCTTCCGGCAACGGCCTTGTCGCCGTCCATGATTAGGAGCGCGATGGCTGTGTTGTTGAACCAGGCGTCCTTGAGCGCCGCGAACCCGCCCTCGTCGGGATCCCACACCATCTCGAACTCGACCGAGCCTTCCTTGAGCGTCCCGACCATCGCGCGCCATCCAGCGTTGCCGCGCGTGGTGACGTCAGCCTCCGCCTTGCTCAGGCCCAGCGTCACGTTCTTCAGATTCGGCATTTCGGTTGTCGCCTGGCTCCCGGCCACGCCGTAGTATGCCTTGCATTCCATTCCCAGTTTGATGCTCATCGAATTCTCCTCGTGCTAGTGGTTTCGCCGGCTCGACCGGCACATGGTTTACAGGCTTTCTCGCAGCGTCTCGCGCTCGTCGATCCAGGTCGCGACCGGAGCCGGAACATCCTCGGCGGATATGACTTCTTTTGCCAGCAGCAATTCCCATAGATCCTCGACCTTCCGTGCGGAGAGCGCATCGCTGGCCGCAAGCGCCGCCTTGGCGTCGGCCGCGACCTCGGCCGCATTCTTCTCGCGCCAGGTGCGCGTGAGCGTTGCGCTCTCTCCGCCCTCGTCAAGCGCCACCACCGCGCTCTCCAGTACCGGGCCGCTCCCCGCGCTGGCCTCGGTAACGGGTACGGCCTGGAGCTCGGCCAACTTCGCCAAGGTGCTGAAATCAGTTCCGCCGTAAACGACGCCAGTCTCCGGGTGAGTCAGAACGCCTTGACAAAGCGAAGCACAGACTTTCGAGTAGTACATGGTCAGACTCCTGCAAGCTTGGCGATCTCCGCCGTGGTCAGACAGCGCGAATACATTCGGGCATCGTCCACAATTGCGTTGAGGTGCTCTGCGTAGTTCGGGTTGCCGTTGTTCCCGGCGCACAGGCTCACCCCGCGCGAATCCGTAGTGATATTCCCAGAGTATGCGGAGGACGTGTATACGAGGGAGCCGTTGTAGTAATCCCGCCGCTTGCTGTCTGCCGGGTCGAAGGTCATGGCCAGATGAACCCAAGTGTTCAGGTCGGCGACCCCGGTCGTGTATTGGTTGAACGCGAATCCGGTAGTATCCGTCCGGAGTCCGAATGCATACTGGACAGACGGGGAAGCCCCGGCGAACCAGATGCCCCACAGGTCTTGACTCCCTGTGCTGTACTGCCGGTGCATGTACGCTTCCCAGTCGGCTGCCGTGTTGCTCCTCCGGTAAGCCCACAGGGCGATAGTCATCGCCGTGGTCACGTCCAGTGAGGCATGGTCGGCCAGGAGCAAGTAGTTGTAGAAGTTGTCACTGGCGTTGCAGCCGACTCCGTATCGGATCTTCCCGGTTTCCCAGGAAGGATTGTAGCTTGGGTTGCTCGTAGTAAAGTTCGCAGTATTCCCGTTGCCGCTCAGGTCGGCGCAGGTCGTGCCCGTGTTTTCGTCCATGCGCAGCCAGAACACAAGGCCGGTCGGATCTACCACATGCCACGGCTGTCCGTTGACATTGTAGATGATCGGTGCCTTGTTGACCGCGCCTAGCACCTTGGCAAGCGTGGTCAGGTTCGCGCCGTGCATTTTCCCGGCGACTAGGCTCATACAATCTCCAGTTGCGTCATGTCAGGCGCGAAGATCATCTTGTCGGCATGGTAGGCGATGCCCACCTGCTGCACAATGTCAGCCGTACCTGTCGGAGCTGTCTGCGTGAGTCCGCCTGTGGTTGTCGAGGCATAGATGATCCCGCCCACGGTCCAGGTCCAGTCATCATCCCGCACCCGGCCAGCGACTAGCATCGAGCACGTCTGGTCTGCCGTCTTGCTCTCCAGTGCCATCCGAAGGCAAGGCATGGTCGTGCTCGCGTCCGCGTCCGCCTTCCACCATTTCCCGTCCGACTTCAGATAGAGCAGATCCGGGAATGCCACCGACTCGCCCACCGTGGCACTGTCGAAGAGCGCCTGCGTTCCTGCCGAGTTGTCCCCAGCAGGCTCGTTGAACGTCACCGCTCCGCTCGCCCCGCTTTGGAAATAAGTCTTGAGATTCGCCAGGGTGATCTTCCGGTCTGCCGTGGCATCCGCCGAGTAGATATGCGCGACGTCCGAGTCATCCGGATCAGTGTCGGCCGTCAGACCGTTGAGGTATGCCCCGACAAAAGTCTTGACCGCCTTCTCGGTGGGCAGCGCCGCGTCGGAGTTGTCGGCAAGCGTTCCATCAATCGAAAACTCCGTGATCGTCGCGCCTACGTCACAGGCGATGCTCGTGACGCCAGTGTAGATCAGGTCGGCGGTGCTGCCGTACAGCGGGCCGATGTAGATTTTGTTGTCGGCCTCAACGTACAACATCGCAAACGCCGTGGAGGTATCGGCCTTTTCCAGGGTAAAGAGTGCGCCGGCCGATCCCCTGAGCCGTTGCTCAATATACCCACTGACGACGGTCCCCCGGAAGGTAGCGCCGTCCCAGGTGATTTGCCGCTCCTCCTGCGCCACCCCGCCGGCGTGTGTCATCACATAGCGAGTTGCCATTGCCTACCTCCAAATTGATCGTGGACCCCGCACCGGGGCCGGAGAATCCGGCGCGCTCCGGTGCGGGGCAATCCGCGCCGCCTACTAGGCGACCACGATGTAGTCGTGGTTCTCGGTCATGATCTCGGTCGCGGCCACGGCCTTGCCGAGAAGCTGGACGATGTAGCCTGCCGTCGTGGGGGCAGTCTCTTGCGTGCCACCAGCCGCAGTCGAACTCAGATACTGCCGAGCGCCGAGCGTCTTGCCGGTCACCTGCGAGTTGATCTGCCCGCCCAGCCCGTAGACGGTCGCATCCTCGCCGTCGGCGTAGACGGCCAGGACGTAGCCGTTCGCTTCCTTGCCAGTGGTCGAGGCGTCGGCCTTGCGCGCCTTGAGCGTGCCCGTGTCGTTGAACACATTCACGAAGTCGCCGGCCGCGATGGCGCCGCTCGCCTTCATGACCTTCACCTCGGGGCCGATGCCGACCGGCATCTGCGCAGTGCCAAGGCGCCCAGTCGCGTCAAGAGCCGGAATGGCATTCGCTACCGCAGTCGTCGCGCCAGCCTTCTCAGTGATGACTCCGGCGTTGTTGTAGAGGAATTTGTCCGCTGCCATGATTCGTCTCCTTTTCTTTGGCCTTCAGGCCAGGATTACGACCTCGCCGAGCTGCACGCGAACGAGCGTCGCAGTCAAGGCAATGCCGATTTGTCGAGAGTATCCGCTGGTTGGAGCGGTTGCCGAAAGTTGCCCAGCCGGCCCGCAAAACAAGACTCCGCCTGGGGTCCAAGCCCAGGCCGGGTCATCCATGTACCCGCTCTCCACAACATCCCCCGCGTCCCCCAGCGCGATTGCCGTCCGCGTGATTCCGCAAACGGCCGAGGCGTGCGCGGGGGTGCCGGAGTCGGCATACTGCGCCAGCCCAGAAGCGTCGGCCCGAACCACCCGGCCCCCGGAGAGCGAAGCCCCGGCCACGAGGCGCCGGATAACTTGGGTGGACTGCGCCAAGCCGGAGCAGCGAACCTCCGCCACCGGCTTGGCCGTTGTCCCTACCGCTAGGGTATCGCCCGTCGCTGGCACAATCTCGAAATCAGCCATTGCTTCACTCCCGGATCAACTCTCTACGCGACAGACGGCCCGGTTTGCGATGGCGCCCCGGGCCGGTGGTGTTGGATTACTGCTGGATAACAATGGCCTCTTGCACGTTCACGCCCTGCGCTCGCAACCTACCACTTGCCCTCTCGATGCACAGTACCACCTTCGCGGGTCCGGTAGTTGCCTTCTCCCAGCCCATGATTAGCGAGAACCCGACTTGATTGTCTGTCACGACACCAAAATCCTTCACTACCACCTTTCCGGAATACGAGTTGGTGTTGAAGGCATTGCACAGGCTTGCCGAACCATCTCCTGCGGCCGTGACTGCGTATGTCAAAACGCCAGCGTAGGCGCCAACATCCACCGCCACGTCCGAGGCACTGAAGAACCGCAAAGAAAGCGCGATGCTCGCATCCGATACGTAGTCCGGATAGAACACGCCCGAAAACCGGACAAGGGTTTTCTTGCTGGTGTCCAGCCCCGTCAAGGTCTTGATGGCGATATACTCTGATGAATTGTCGTCGATGTCTGCGTGTGTCGGCAGCGTGATGTCATAGATCGGAGAGAAGCCGCCGCCCGCCGCCGCGAACGTTCCATCATCTTTCAGGAACAGGCCGGAAGGCGTCCCCGTCGCCGGGACGCCGCCATTCTTGTCCGCAGACAGGTCCGGAAGGCGGTCGCCGTCCAGTGTGCCGGACACGATAGCATTGGCATCGTGCGTATGTTCAGGAGTAGGTGATGGAGCCCACGAGCCGGTAACGGCAATAATCTCTCCAAAGTTCACACGCATGCTTGTCGCGGTGAGAGCCACGCCGATTTGCCTGGAGTATCCGCTACTCGGTGATGTCGTTGAAATTTGACCGCTAGTTCCGTTGAGGTATAGCCGAGCGCCCGGCGTCCACGTCCAAGATCCTTCCGTAATCTCCGCGCCTTCTGCCGCCACAGTGACTGTAGCGCCCAGAATTCCAGCCGTCAGCGATAGTCCAAGCATCGCGGGCGCGTGAGTAATATCCGCGCTGCTGGCATAGTAGCCCTTCCCGTCTGGGCCAACGCGAACCATCCGGTGAGCGTTGATGATCTCGCCCGTCACAATCGCCCGCGTGTTAATCTTGACCTCTCCGGTCAGCCCGTCAACGCTGATGACCTCAGTCGGGCTTCCGCGGTCCAGAGCGACCCATCCTGTCCCGGCGTCGTTGAGGTAGTAGATCAGGTTGTCGGTAGTGAGCCGGAACAGGACATTGCGCCAGGTCTCGGCTGGCGTCGGCAGCGCCGCCACTTCCTGCGCGTTGCCGATCTCGTCCGCGTTCGCGACCTTGACCACGCGCACATGATTTTCGCCCGGGCCCGCGGCGCGGACGGTCTCGATGAAGTTGTATGCCATCGCACTCTCCTCAGTCGGTCGTTGCGTACCAGGCCGAAATAACGCTCGTGAACGCCGAGAACTCGTCCGCGATCTCCCGCGCAAAGATCGGCGAATGCGCCGCGCGCACCCAGGCCGCGCCGGTGCTCTCCGGATTCATGTGCTCCAGGAACTTGCAGACCTCTTCTGCAAGCGTCGCCAGGTCCGCGATCGCCTCGGCGTCCGTCGTGTCGGCCTTGGCCTGAATCGCGACATCGATCCGCGTCATTCGTCGTGTGATCTTGCGGCCGACGTTCTCCAGCTCGGCAGACACTGGAACCACAACAGCAATCGGCTCTTCCGTCAGCGCCGAGAGCTCGCGCCGAGGAAGCCATTCGGCCGTTGCCGTCAACTCCATCGAAAACTGGTCATCGTCGGACGCCTCCTGCAGGGCCTCGGCGATCGCGGTTGCCAGGTCGAAAGCTTGAGACACTAGGCGCCCCTCTCGTAGAGCTTGGTGGCAACCTCGATCTCGCGTTCCTCAGGAGAGACGTACCGATAGACGGGCGCGCCCTCCGGGCTCGCGACGCGCCAGACGTTCCCGGCCGCGTCCTCGATCTCGTCACCGCGCTCCGGCAGCAGCGCCAGGTCCGCGCAGCGGAACGTCCAGACCTTGAACCCTGCCCAGACTCCGGCAGACTCCACGTCGCTCCACTTGTTCGACGGATCCGACGGGACGGCCGTCAGCTCTGTTTCCGTCTCTCCGCGCCGATAGGTCACGCCCACGCCAAACACAACGTACAGCGTCCCCACCCCGTCCTCGGAAATCGAATCGAACGCGCTCACTTCTTCGTCGCTCCATAGGCCGCATAGGCGGCCAGCACGAACGCGCCAAGCAGGAAGACAAATCGATAATCTACCGCCGCATCCCAAAATGCTGTCACCGTACATCTCCAGGAAGCAAGCACGGCCTGTCCCGCAGCAGCTCAAGGGCCGAGGTGTTGTTCCGCACGAGCGTCAGCAGTTCCGTCTCCAGCACCTTGAGTCTCTGCGCCATCTGGTCCTGGTGCCGGATGTCGATCCACAGCAACACTCCGCAGATGAGCGCCACCGGGCCGAACTTGGCGAACTCGATCAAGATGCCGTCCACTTCGGATGTCCCTTCCGTTCAAAGATCGGGAACATGTCGTCAAGCATACCGTGCCCGGCCAGCACCTTCTGCGCCTCGATCGGCTCCAGGAGCACATCGAACTTGCTCAGCGGCAAGCCCAGCCAGGTCGCGAACTCGGAAAATGAATGGATGTTTTCTTGTGTCTTGACATCGACGATTATTCCAGGCGCGCCATGCGCCGGCAGAATCGGAAGATCCAAACGCGACAGCCGGTCAGCGCACATGTGATCGAGGCCTTTATCTGCCTCTTGATCCCACAGAATCCATTCTGCCCGCTCCAGATATGCGCGTGGGAACACGCGGCCTACTCCCATCGACCGTTCACAGGAGGCGATAAACAGGCCCATCTCGCAGGTCTCGGCGTCGATCATCCACACGCGATGCGTCCCAAAGGCCCGCTCGGCCTTCGCGACAATCATCCGCGAGCAGTAGTGCCACCAGGCAGGGCTCGCGAAATCGTCCGACCCCATGAGCATCACTGCGTTCGCATCCGGCATGGCTCCGCGCAGAAATTCCAGGCCTCGCTGCCACTTGATGCTGACTGGACGATTGTCAGCCGCCACCCATGGCACGTCGAGCGAATCGCAGACCGGAGAGAACTCCGTCACATCCTCCCAAGACATGACGACGACAGGCCGGACCTCGCATCCTGGCGGCGCCTGACGGCAGGCCGCACGGAGCGCCAGTTCCGCGAGGAACCGGCGTCCGTGGACAGCCATTAACGCTGCCAGAATGAGAGGCCGGGCCATCGCCGCTCCCCCTATCCCGCGCAATCAGCGCGGTCCTGCGTTACGTCAGGTACGCCAGCCGGACCTGACCCGAGGTTGCAGCCGAGGCCGCATCCTCGAAGGCGTGCCCGCAGAACGTGTTTCCGCTCAGCGTCTTGTTGACGTTCGCGTCTGCCACGTCCCAGTACACCGCGTCGCCCTGGCTGATGGCCAGAGGCGCGGCCTTGGGCATCGTCACGACGCCGGCGACGTAGACGGTCGCCCGACGGCCGAGCGCGATGTCAGCCGCGGTCACGCCGCGCTGGACCACGCCGACGATGGGTCCGATCTTCACCACGTCGCCAGCGGCAATAGGCGTGCCCGTGGTGTAGTTCAGGATGAGTCCAGGTTCCACATACGCGTTCATGTTTTGATCTCCTCATGTTTCTGCGTCATGGGTCAGGGGGAGGGCTGGCCTAGCGGCCAACTCCTCCCCCGCCCGGGAGAGGGTCAGCTAGGCTCAGGCCTCGCCCTTGCTCTTCACGCCGCCGCGATGATCGACCTGGCAGACGCCGAAGTCGATGTATCCGCGCCAGCACCGGCCGAGGTACTCGCCAGACACGGCGACCTCTTCCACCACCGGCTCCTGCACTCCGTTCAGCCAGGCGATGCCGAAGCAAGCCACGTCCGCCGGATCTCCCAGCACGTACCACTCCTTTGCCTTGCTCTTGAGATACGGCGTGCTCAGCGGCTCGTACAGGCCCGCATGCACATTGACCGCGCCCTGCTTGGCCGTGGCCGTACCGGCGATGATGTTCGCGCTCACATAGAGCTGCTGCGCCGTGGCCTTGAGCGCCGGAGGCACAACGAGATACTTGCCCATGACCGCGACCGGGTTTCCGTCCGCGTCCACCTGCTCCTCGAGCGCCTGCACGGCCTCGCTCAGGCCGTCGATGCTCAGGGCCGTGGTCGCGCCGCTGATGTAGTTCGCGTTGCCGGATCCGAAGAACGTCCCGGTATTCGCGAGCGCGAGCGTCCAGAACGCCTGCTCGACCGCCAGGGCCGCGCCGCGCCCGAACATCTGCGGCAGCTGCGTGAACGCGCCCAGATCGTCGTTGATGAGGTCCTGACGGGTCAGTCCGATCATGCGCCCGTAGGTGTCGAGAGAGTAGCTGTAGCTGCCCTCGCCGAGCGTTCCGTGCTGGATCTCTCCGCCGTTCTCGACCTTCTTCATGAGCAGGTCGCCCGTGAGTCTCAGGCCCTTGTGGACCTTGAAGTCGCTGGCGCTCAGCGCCTTGGCGACCAAACGCGCCACGCTCGGCACCGCGTTGTACGCGGCCAAGAGCGTCTTGTTCGCGCTGTCGTTCAGAAGGTCAGTGAACGAGGTGCTGCTGAACGCGGCCCGCGCCCACTCGGCTTCAGAACAGCCAGGCCGGGCAACAGAGATCCCGTCGATCCCGCAGCATACGGCCGCGAGCTCGCGGAGGCCCATGCGGCGGAACCGGCGCGCAGCTTCCATCGCCTCCTCGCCGAAGCTGGCGAGCAGAACGTTCTCGGCGACGTGCCCGGTCAGGACGCTTGCCTTCATCGCGCCCAACTCAGCGCCGCGGACCTCAGCCGTGGCAGGATTGCCCACGCCAGTATCCTGATCCTTGCGGACAGTACGCGCCTTCAGCGCATGCAGCTCCGCCTTCTCTGACGTCCACCCTTCCTTGATCGCCTGCGTGGCGATCTCCGGAGCGGTGACGCATGCGGCGTTGATCGCCGCGATTCGCGCGTGCTCACTCCGGATGGCCTCTACCGCATTGATCCCGCTGTTCAGGGCTTCTGCGGAGGCGGCCGTCGCAACCACTTCAGGTACCGTCGCCATGTTCAGATCCTCCTGTTCGTCTGCAGATTCCCGAGGAGCGCCCGCGGCCACAGTGGCCTCGGTATCGTCATCCGCTCCAAGCGGGACAAAAGACACTTCTCTCATGGCGCTCTTCTGGATCACAAAGAGCGGACCCTCGAACTCCATACCGTTGACCTTGGCCGTGCTTCCAGCTTCGACGCGCACGACCTCTTTCGCCTGCACGCCAACACTTGCCTGCCATGGGAATCCATTGGCTCCAGACCCAAGCACCTCACGTGCCGCTTCACCGGTGCCGCTGATGAGACCCTTTACGCTTACCTGCCCATCGGTCACGCCCATCTCGCTCGTGTGCCCGACGATCTTGTCGTGGTCGTGGTTCAACAGGATCGGCCTGCTCTTCTTGCCAAAGTTGATCCCGGACAGCTTGATGACCAGTGGCAGCCACCAGCCTGCGACGTCCATCTTACCGCCCGTGTATGCGGTCATCTCGAAACTCGGCAGCTTCTTGTCCTTGTCCTTGTCATCGCCGTTTCCAGCCTCACGCTTCTCGGCCTCGATGAAGACCGCCGAGCCTGTGACAAGAGCTACAGCTCCAATCATGTCCTGTGCAGTTGTGCGTTGTCCTGGCTTGCTCATCGTGTCCCCTATTCTGGCTTGCTCGGGTCAGAGTCCTCTTGCTTGTCCTCATCTCCTGCAACGGCCATCTCCGCGTCGACCGGATGCTTCAGTCCGTTGGCCCGGAACCAATTTACCTCCTCGAGGAGGGCGTCGCGCGCGTCCTCGCGGTCGGTCCCGTCTTCCATGTTGATCTCGCCCACGGTCGTTACTGCTGTCTCCAGCCGCGTCCGGTCGGCGTTGGCCTGCTTCAGCGGATCGGTGTGCCTGTCCTCGCGCGGCCAGAGCCATGATACCGTAGGATCTGTTGCCGGATCGACCAGCACGCCGGCGGCAGTCGCCTCGGCCAGCCAGTCAGACCAGACACGCGACAGGTGGGCATCAACGATCATCTGCCGCACAACAAGGCCGTCCTGCGCCAGCGTCACTCCGTCGTAGCGCGCGGACGCGAAATTGGATCGGCTGCTGTCCTGGCTAGCGATGTTCGCAGGCATGGCAATGGACGCCCCCGCTGATGCAATCTGGTCGCGCCGGAAGTCGCTGGAGTTGGAGTTCGGCTGCTTCGGGTCGATCTGCCGCGGCTCGTAGCCTGGCGGGGGCACCATCATCATGCCATCTTGGATCTCAAGCGCGCTCGTCGGCAGGATCTTGCCCGCATCCGCCACGACATCCGGATTCGTGTTGATGAGCACTGCCGCGAATTTGGCGGCCACGATTGCGGCCGCGATTTCCGCTTCATCATATCGCCGGAGCTTGTGCCAGACCGGGAGACTTTGCGTCATCCAGGGCTCGCCCCTGTGCTGGATCGGGTCCTCGTTGTAGAACACATGGATCACGCCGTCCGCCGGAACCCGGTCGAACTGCTCCGGAAGCCAGGTCCCGCCGACGTTGTCCGGGTCCTCGCGCAGCAGGTAGTAGGCGACGGGCACTCCGTCCGCATCCACCTCGACGCCCTGGTCGATCCTTGGCCCCGTGTAGGTGTTGCCGTAGTATGGCGATCGCAGGCGGTCCGGGCGCACGGGCAGGTAACGTAACCGAATGTCGCCGGTCTTCGCCTGTCGCCGCACGAGCAGGTATTCGCCAGTCGGAAAAAGCTGCCTGATGCAGCCGTGGAGCTGCATGCCGAGACTGCCCTTTGACTTCATGTCGCAGGTCCGCGCCCACCTGGCGAACGCCCGCTCGGTGGCCTTGCACCACTGCGGGTCAGTCCCGGAGAGCGACAGCCGCGGGCCTGTGCCGACGACCGAGTTCGCGTACACCCTGGGCATGCCCTTGGCCAGGCCGTTCTGCCGGAGCTCGTAGCGGCACCGCGTCCTGAGCTTGTTCAGGTCCGCCAGCAGCGCCGCGTTCATCCCGATGTCGCTGGCGTGCGAGAAGTCCATCGAGACCGAATCGGAGGCCGCAGAGTAGTAGACCGCGCGCACTGCCTTGCGCATGCCATCGATCGTCTCAACGGACTGGCGGCCGAACAGAGCGCGGACAGCGGAGCGGAGGCGGCCCATCAGGCATCCCCCGTCAGGCTGAGCCGGCACATCTGGATCCCGCCGCCCTCGCTCGCCTGGGCATCCACGAGGCGCTGCCAGTAGGCCCGCTCCTGCAGGAGAGCCGTGCGGCTCTCGTACTGGACGGTGCGGCCGTCTGCCCAGCGCACGGTCGCAACTCCAATCGGATTCGCGGCCAGAGCGGCATCGATCGCGTCCAGCATGTCCTGCGGACTCGCCATGCCCGTCTTTTGCTGTTCAGCATGCACGAAGTCAAAGCAAAAGGCCTGGAAACGTTACTCAGCGTCTCCAGGCCTTTACAGGTGTAGGTTTTTTTACTGTTGGACGGTCAGGGCACCGGGCTCTCCCGCGTCGTCAGCCGGTGTCCGCAGTGCCGACACTCCCGCCGGCGAACGCGGAATCCGTGCTGCCGCTCGACGTAGACCACCCGCAGGTCCGTGCACCCGCACTTCGGGCAGCGGATTCCCTTCAGCGCATGCGCGCCTCCCAGGGCCGCCAGCTCATCATCCGACACGTAGTCAAACGCCTTCTGTCTGCTCATGCTCTCACCCCAAAGGCCGTCAACTCGGCCGCCGAGACCTCGGCAAACTGCCGATCATGCAGCGCCGACTTGACCTCCCCTTCCGCGGTCCACAGTTCGCAACCGAGCACGCTCGCGCCAACCACGCAGCCCACGATTCCGTCGAGCCAGTGGTTGTCCGCTCCCCCAGTCCGCAACTTCCACTCGTCCACGACCCGGCCGCGGCCCTCTGTCTTCACCCGGTACTCTGCGGTCAGGTGCTCGCTCAAAAGCTGGTGGGCCTGCGGCTGCTTGCCATAGAGCGATAGCCCGCTCTTCTCGCCCATGGCCATCGACAGCCTGGCCTGCACAAAGCTCTTCCAGAAGTTTGTGTCGAAGGCAACGTGCCGCGTGATGCGCTTCCCTCTCACTTTCGGGATCCGCCAGTTGAGCCCCAGCTTGTCCCCGGGGTTGCGCCTGTACTCGGAAAACGGCTTTGAGGATGCGCCGACGTATCGGCCATGGCATGGCATCAGTTGGGCGGCGCGCTTGCTCGCCGTGCAGAAGCCGTACACGATGTCGGTCGATGTTCCCCAGTTCGCGTCCACGAGGCACAGCCCGACGCGCATCCTAGCCCCGTCTTCCCTAATCCAGTCACGCTCGACGAGCAGTTCTGCAACGGACTCTAGGCCTGCGTAGATCGCTCCTTCGAGGGCCGCGCCTCGAGCTGCGGCTTTCAGTGTCCGCTTTGCGCTCTTCAGGCTGAAGTACCGCAGCTTCTGGTCTGGGTATGTGCCGTAGTCCAGGACAAACCCAGTGAAGTCCGGACGCCATCCACAGACGATCCAGAAGAGCATCTTCTCCTGGATGTCCACAAAGGCGGTCAGGTGGTCTACTCCGATCGGCGCCATTCCCTGGTGGTAGCCGTTGACCTTGCCTGCTATCTGGTCGGCTGTCAACGTGCCTTCATCCTCCGCTCCGATCTTATCCGGCATCGGATCGTTCTGGTACTCGGCAAAGAACGCCGCCTCATCTCTGATCCTCAGGTTCATCGCATGCTGGATCGCCGACACTTCTCCAGGCACATACCTGGCCTCCCACGACGCCTTTGCTCCTGAATCCATTGCCTCCCGGTTGCTCTGATAGAACTCCGTTGCCTTCCGTCCTGTCCCTCCTGCACGCAGATCATCAGCGAGCACGATCGCGTATTCGTCCCACATCTTCTCGTTTGTCGGCAGACTGCTGAGCATTTTCATGCGCTCGCCCTGCCACACAGGATTCTTTCCTGAGTCCAGGAGTTGATCCGCAAGGTCGCCTGCCCGGATGACAGTGCATGGCAGCAGGATGGCAATGCGCTTGCCCGGGCCCGCCAGGCCGGCGATGGTTCCGTTAACCAGCGCGAGGCGCTCTGCAGTCTGGGAGAGAGACCGCGCCGATGCGTCGGTCTGCGGATCGTCCACGATGGCGATCGACGGCCTCACGCTCACGCCGTCCGGACGCACCGAGACTGCGCCGCGGATGTTCGACGTGATCCCGCCGACGCGGATAACGGCCCCAGACGCGCGGCTCCCGGGCAGCGTCGCAAGCCGGATCTCATCCACCGCCCATCCGATGTGGGTCTGCTTGCCGTAGTACGTCTGCCCATCGCAGCGTCGGCTCTGTCCCTCAAGGCAGCGGATGGGATAGACCACCTCCGGGAACTCGTCCAGAAGGCCGTCGTTCGTGCTCAGGTGGCTCTTGATGTTCTCCAGCATCACCACGGCGTAGTCCTGCGTGCTGGCGACCAGAAAGACGAACGGATGCCGGCCGGTGACGATCGCCCATATTACGGCGATCTGGCAGAGCGTGGTCTTGCCGGAGCCGCGCGGCATGGCGACGGCGAACATCTCACGGCCGACCACGGCGCGCTCGATCTTGGCAATGACCTTCAGGTGATCCTCGCTCCAGGCCAAAGAGAAAAGTTTTGGGAAATACGTCTCGCAGAAGAACCGGAACGAGGCGTCAGCCCGCGCGCGGCGCAGCGGGTCTTTCACCGGCGGGCACGGCGCGATGTCCCGGCCAAGGGCCGTCTCGGCCTTCTGCCGCGCCCCCGCGCGCTTGCGGTGCCGACTATAGGCTAGGCTGTCTATTGGCATCGATTGCGGTTCTCAGCCTGTCCGCCGCGAGCCTGGCCAGCTCCTCCGGCGGAAGCCCGTCCACCTTGTCGCCGAGGGCGCCCAACGCGCGCCGCAGGTGCTCCAGCGTCCCAGCGCAGGAGGCGCAGGGCTCGGATGATTGCACAGCGTCACGCGTCGCAAGCGCCAGGTCCAGCATCTGCCGGCGCGCCGTCGCCTCGCCATCGCCTGCCGCCCGCATCGCCAGCAGGCGGATCTGCGCCTGCCCTCTGAGGCGCCCCTCGCGGAAGGCCCGCGCCAGCTCCGGCTTGTCGATGATGTCGGAAGCCGATCGCAGACCGACCAGTGTTGCAACCTCGCCCTCGTCGAACTGGAGCGCGGCGAACTCGCTCACCTTGGCGGCTTGCGATTTCTGCGGTTGCGGTGGCTTCTTCGATTTCATTCCGTCCTGTCTGGCAGAGTCAGCGTATCCGGGTCCATCTCGGCCGCAGTCAGGTATCCGTGCGTCAGGCTCTTGCGCAGGTCGACCTTGACGTACAGGGCCTTGCCGGCCGCGCGGATCATGTCCACCGCGGCCTTTCCGAACGCCGGCCAGTAGATGGCGTTCGCCCGCGCGTCGTGGTTCCATCGGCCCACCTTGTAGGCGTCCACGTAGGGCAGGCTGGCCTCGATGATCGCGAGCGATTCCGAGGCCATGATTACAGGCTCGATGCTGGCCCAGGTCTTGACGCCGGCCGCGTGGAGCTCGCGCAAGGCCGCGATGCGGTCTCCAGGGTCCGCCGCGCCTGGCTCCCATTCGAGCGATAGTGCCGAGGCGTTGAACGTCAGCGTGGCACCGACCTTGATGCGACCGTCCGGCCACGCGCGGAACGTGTCGATGTCGCGCAGGCACCGCGTGCCGCCCTTAGTCAGGATCGCGACCGAGCAACCCGTCCTCCGCTGTAGACGTTCAGGGCAAGCGGCGAGTACTCGCGCGCCTTTCCATTCGGTTCATAGATTAGGCTCATGTCATTCGGCCTTTCCGCCTTTGGCACGCGTCCCGTCGTCGCGCCTGATTTCAATTCCCGGAAAGGCGTCCTGCATCCTCTGCAATATGACGCTGCAATACGCGGGTGAGATTTCCAGCCCGTAGCACTTGCGGCCGAGGTTCTGCGCCGCAACCATCGTGGTGCCGCTGCCGAGGAAGGGGTCGAGGATCGCATCACCGCGAACAAGCCCGATGGCGTCAACCATGATTCCGACCGGCTTCTGCGTCGGATGTGGTTCGCGCTTTTCCCCCGCTTCCCGCACATACCCGGCCCACACATGGCGCGACAGGCGATAGCCGTTGAAGGCGTTTGACGCCGCCACTTCTACCGGGTTTCCGAGTCCCCCTTCTCCTCCGTCTCCGCGTTTGTCCCAAACCAGAAGCCCGGTGAACGCCTCAGCGCGAGCCACAAACGGGAACCCGAAGACAAGCCATTCCGGCCATCGGTACACCCACGATAAATCAAGC